ATCTAGAACTGCTTGTGCTTGTGACTGTTGACCCGCGCCCGCTGATCTTAAAGTATTTACATCTGCTCCATATAATTGTGGAACTTGTTGAGCTAAAGCTTGTTGTTGACCGAAAGCTTGGTTAGCTAATTGATTAGCTTGTGTGAATCCTTGTTGTAATAATCCTGATTGTAATAGTGCTCTATTTAAATCTGATTTGTTTTGATATTGTGCTCTCATAACACCTTCTCTACCACCACTTAAATTTCCTGTTCGTGTTGCAAGATCTGCTATACCTTGTAACCCTTGAGCTGCTTGTGTGTCATACTCTTGTAATGTTGCATCAATAACATCTTGTTGATACGGAGACATAAAAGATTGATAACCACTTGGTCCTGAATATGCTCCTGCTTGTGTAATATAAGGTGCAAACGAACCAATACCTTGACCTTGTGTTGTAGCCATTGTGTAAGCATCTCGTTGTGCTTGATCTTGGCCAGCAACTGTAGGTGCAAATTTAGATGTATCTAGTGGTGCAGCAGTTAATGCTGTTAATTGTGTTCCTAAATCTTTTTGTAAATCTTCCACATATTGTGGTGGAAGCATTTGTGTTTGTTGTACAGCCATTATACTACCTCGCTTAATCTTTCCGAAACTTCAAACATATCTCTAGCACCACTCATACCTTGTGATTCTTGTGAGACTTGTCCTCCGCCTTCTAAATGTTTCATCATGTTTTCCATAACTTCTGCCCCTTTATCTATATCTCCACCACCTGCGTTTCTAACAGCATCTGCAGTAAATACAAACTCATTTACACTTAATCTTGCAGGTACATCGTCAGCTTTTTCTGCTTTTCCTATAGGTACAAACCCACCTTCAGCTCTATAATCTTTTTCCATACCGCCAAGGTCCATTAATCCACCTTCGGCTCTGCTTATTCTACCACCCATAGCTTTTCCAAAATACATCGATATTAATTCATCAGAAGCTCCTGTAATTGTTTTAATAGTATCAATATCCGCTCCCATATTAGACATCTGTTGTATTTGTTTTATTTGTTTATTAATAATTTCTTGAGAGGGTGTGTTTTCTTCTGCCGAAGGTTTTGTTCCATCAGCAAATCCTATTCTACCACCCATAGCTTTTTTCTCCGGTATAGTAAACATTTCTTTAGATATTCCAGAATCAACTATTACTTCAGCTAATTCTCTACTTAAACCTTGATCCATTAACTCTTTTATTTTTATTTCGTAAGTATCACCACCCTCTTCAAATCCTATTCTACCACCCATAGCTTTTCCCATAGCATCTATATTTTTAGATCTTTGTGTTCCAAGGAAAGGATATTTAATTCTAATAGCTTCTAATGCTTCACCGCTTGGGTCTTTCATAGCTTCTATTACTTCTGCTCTAATACCTTCTATATCTAAACCTTCACCTCTTTGTAAATCTTGTATTTCTTCTGGTTCCATATTACCCATAAGAGCACTAGCTCCTAAACCACCAGCTAAAAGACCTGTAACAAGGTTGTTTCCTAGACCTGCTTTAGATAAAGAATCCATAATTTTTTTAGGTAATGTTCTGTTTGCTGCTTCTTGAGCAGCTTCTACTCCAACTTTAGAGGCTACTTTAGGTCCAGTAGTCATCATTTCTCCACCTAATGCATCATCACCACCAAAAACAAATTGTTCTCCTCCTACTTCATTACCACTTATACGAGGTATACCTTCTGATATAGTTGCTTTTTCTTTAAATAAATTTTTTATACCACCACTACCTGTTGGCATACTAAATGCATCTCTAGTAAATGGATTTTGTAATCCTTGAAAATCTGCTCCACCTAAATATCTAGCTCCTTGACCTAAAGCATAATTTTTTAATCCTGATTTAAGACCACCACTAATACTTCCTGTTTGATCGAATGTTCCAAGACCACCTGCTACTGCTGCAGCTAGTGGATTAAACGGTGCAATAAATGGTGCAGCTTTAACTGCAATATCTGCTACTTCATTAGGTATAATTTTTCTAACTGTTTTTTTTAAAAAACTTCCAAGACCATATTGACGTCTACCATCTAGACCCATGATACCACCATAGGCTGCCATCTGTCTGTTAGGTAAAGTTGGTCCTGTTGGTTTAGGTGCAAAAGGATTAACTGGTTTAGTTGGATCTTGTGGTAATGGTTGACCACCAGACATTTGTCCTTCTGCAAGAACCATTTGTCTAAATTCTTCGAATGACATAGGTGTTGCTTCAGGTCTAATTTCTAATAGATCAAATACATATTTTTCATACTCTTCTTGTAACAAAGCATCAGCCATTTGCATCTGTTCTTGTGGAGATTTAGGACCTTCATTACCTTTATATTTAATAGATGGTGCGTTAGTCTCTAGTTCTTCTGAAATTTGTATATCTGTTATTGCCATGGTTTTGCCACTTTACTGTGTTTTTCCCATTAAATCAAGAGGTGGCATGATAACTGTTACGTCTCTTTGCACGTCTTCTTCTGGGATATTTGCAGCTTTTAAAGCCTCTTCAGTCTCGTATACCTCTCCTGTTTTTTTATTTTTAATTGTAGTTATTATTTTTTCTGGTGTTAGTTCAATCATTATGTTGTTACTTCCTTCTTAATGTTTAGATAGCTAACGCCAAATGTAAATGCGTCTGCACTACCTGCTTTAATAGTTAATGTAGTTCCTCCCACAACTATCAAAGGTTGGGTTAATAATTCGACTGTAGTATCAGCAGTTAATTGTGCTGCCTTTATAACTACTATACCATTATTAGTTACTGTTGGAGTAGGTGTTCCAGCAGACGTAACTAAAATAGATTTAATAATATATGTTTCACTAACTAAAGGATTATTAGTACCAAACGGATTTTTTTCCGTATTGTCTGTGTTAGCATTTAGTCCTACAAATTTGTATTCGTTTATTACTGCCATTAATCTAAAAAGAGACTTCTAGCCTCAATCTCCTGTTTTATTTCTTCTTGAAACGTTGTATTTAATTTTTCTAACACAGCATCTAAATCTCTAATTAGAGATTGTGCTACATCCTCTTTATATTCTGAGCTTGCTCTAGTTAATGTTTGTACTATCTTTGCCATTATGTGTATAACTTACTTATCATTTCCATAATTTGTGGATCTAATTGACCCTGTTTATCTTGTCGATACGGATTCTTTACTCTAAACCTTTGTACAAAATCTGGATTATTTACTAATGTTTCAATACCTTCTTCTTCAATAAATTTTGGAGCAGTGTATTGATTTGTTGTAGCATATAATTCTTGATTATTACTATCATTTCCTCCTTCTGGTCCAAAATCAATAACTCTTGATGGACTTTTTGATCCTTGATAATCTGTTGCATAACCATATTGATCTTCAAATGATTTAGGACTAGTAAGGTCACCAAATAAACTACCAAGTCCTTTAGCAATCATACCAATCATACCACCACCTTTTATGTAGTTTCCAACTCCTTGACCAAGTCTTTCACCAAAAGTAGGTGGTTCATAAGTAGGAACTCTAGTACCAAAAAATTGACCAAAATTAGGATCTTGACTTTTGTCAATTGTATCTTGTCTTCTTTGTTGATCTCTTATTGCATTTTGAAAACCTACATCTACTTTATTTCCTCCTGTATTACTCATACCACCAGGAGCTGTTCCACCAGAACTATTTCCACCATAATTTCCTCCAGCCGATGCTCCTCCTGCTGGACCCGATGATCCAGTGCTACTACCAGTGCTACCCATATCAGCTCCACCACCATATCTATACATTTGTCTAGCTTGTTGTAATCTTGTAATTGACATTATCGTCTTCCTCCAGCATGTATGTCTAATCTAAAAGTTCCAAGTTTCCAACTTGTATCTACTGCAGTATTTTTTATTGTAAGAGCTACGGCTCTTGCTCTTGCACGAGTGTCTACTTTAGTCGTAGCTGATGTAATTGTAAATGGTCCTAAAGACGAACTAGCTGCTGTGTTATTAGGATAGTTTCGTAAATCTAATTGCACAACTGTATTACCTTGTTGAGCAATAAAGTCAGGTATAATTCTACTAACTCGCATAATGTTTTCACCATCTCCTCTAAGATCACCTAAACTAGTTTGAGCTCCTCTAACAACTTTTTGTGTAATATCATAATCTCCAGAAGTAATATCAGCCGGTATTGCTGTTGTAACAGCTCCAGCTTCTAATTGATTGACACCTGTTTCATGTTCAAAATATGTTGTAACTCCATCTGTATTACCCTCTACATCAAAAGAGTTATCATCACTTGCATTGTATTTTGTTGCATGTGGTAACCCAAATACAGCAGAATCTTCCCAAGTACTTCTTGCAAAAAGAGTACTATCGTTTGAAAACCATATAGGACGTTTAGCTGTTGAATCTAAATAACTATAAAAGACTGCTCTATTATTTACGTTAGACGTAGATGTTGGATAAAACCAAACAACTTCTCCAAACAAATTGTTAATACCACAATATATTAATTGATTAGATGTTGTGTTTAAATCATCATAAACATAATCTTCAACTAAACAGTCCATAGATTCTAGTTTACCTGTGTATCTAAAGAAACCATTATCAGACATCCAGTACGCAGCACCATCAACTTCAACAGCTGCATTCATACCGATCAAACCACAGTTAGTTCCTACTTGTTCAAATGCAAATGTAAAAGGTGTTCCTACAAAACGCATTGTAAATAACGCTGTATCAGTCCAAACATATATTGCATTTCTACCAACCGTAGCTCCAATGATCCGTGATCCGTCGGCCAGTCTTTGTGTACCAGCACTATTGATTGCTGTAGGTGTATAATCGTTTATATTTTCTTGAGAAGAAAACCTAATAAACATATCATCTTGTGTTGTTGGATCTCCAATAGTTTTTTCAGTTCCAAAAAATATTAAGTGTCTGTCAGTTGTAGATACTAGCATATCACGTGACGCTGTTGGTGCACCTGTAATAAGTGTTGCTCTTGTTGATGTAGCGTTAGCTGCATCACCATCCCATTCAAATGCTGAACCACCTACAATTAATGCAATAAGTTTAGCTCCTAAATTATCAAGAGCCCATAAACCAGGATCAGTAACTTTATCTGTGTTGGCTGCTGGTGAGCCCCATCCTGTAAACTGAGATGTATTTGTTACTGTTGCTCCATTAGAATGTGTAGTAGCTGTAGTTCCTCTAGCTGCTCTACCAATACCTGTTAATTTAGTTCCTGTAATACCAGTGTAAGATATTTCTTCTGAGCCTATCTGAACAAAATTAGTTCCTGTTGTTGGAAATCCTGTAACACTAGTTAATGTTATTTCTGTTGCAGAACTATTATTACCACCACTTGTACCTGTAATAGCTCCATCTAAAGTAGTTGTAGCTGCTCCTAATATAGTTCCACCCCATAATGATATACCCCAACCAAAAGCACCTAATTGTTCAGCCGGTCCTACATGGTAATATTGAAAAAAAGTTATGCCTCCAGATAAAGTAGCACCGCTTCCTGTTTCACTACTAGGCATCGTAATTGTAATACTAGAACTTGTTGGTACACTTGTTACCATAAATTTTTTGTCAGCAAAATCAGCTGCTCCAAAATTAGAATTTGTTATAGACGAAAACGTAGAAGCGTCTCCAAATAAAATAATATCTCCTGCTTGAAACGTTGTTGTTCCTGAAAACGTTATAGTAACAGTAGGTGAATTATTAGTAGTACTAAAACAATTTGTAAGAGCTGTACCTGATGGGTTAACTAAAGGATGTATATCATAAAACACACCTCCAGAGTATGCATACAATATTCTATTTGTGCCTATGGCTGCAAATTTAGTTGATGCTGAATTAACAAAATGATGAAGTTTTCTTGCTACTCCAGTAAGTTTAGACTCACCCAACTGTGACCAACCACCTATTTTTTCAGGAGTACCATATCTAAAACGCACATTTTGTCCACCTGTCCATTGAGACTCAGCTCCAGTAGATGTAACTTGTTTATTGAATCCGGGTAAAAAACCTAACTTTTGTAGCATATATTAAAACCTGTTTATTAGGTGTTATATCAGATTGTGGGTGATTTCAATAGGTTTTAAGCAGAGGGAATCTGTGGTGGATCATCCCCCTGCAAGCCTAATGTATAGATTATTTTTTATTTTTTGTCAATTTAAAACCTTTAAAGAAAGCAGGTAATCCTATTATCGGCCTTCCATCTAAATAATTTTCTTTAGCCATTTTAGAATTAGCTTTATTATAATGCAAAAATACTTGACCACAGTCTTTACCTTTAAATTCTTCTCGCCAATGTTCTAGATCACAACCAGAATATATTAACATATCTCCTTGATTAAGTTCTACCTTAACTCCTGCTTGACCTTTTTTACCTGTTGGATCTAGATATATAGGCCATGGATCACCACCTAAATTTAATGTGGTAGATATCTCACATGAATATCTATCTTTATGTCTAGTTAATACATCACCTTGTTTATATATTCTTGCATAGGAATATGTAGGACTTAATTTAAGTCCAGTGTGTTTTTCCATTACTGGTTTTACTTCTGTCAATAAAGTTTCCATTACTGTATCACCATAGTGTGAATAAGTATTAGGAACTTGATCATCGTTCCAAATACCCCAATATTCTGTAAAAGGTGAGATATACCCTTCATCAAATAATACCCTTGCAACATTTCTTTTGTTTAAAAAATATTTGTAAACAAAATCAGCTAACTCAGGTGATATAGCTTTTTTTAATACTGTGTATTTGTTATTTTTAAATGACATATTATTTCTCCTTTTCTTTAAATGTTATTACCATAACTAACCTATATCCTGTTTTAGGAAAATAGTGGTAGTGAGGTAAATAGTCAAATAAAACACCTTTGTTTTTTTTAGGTGTTATTTCTTTTAGTTTTTTATTATTTTTATTTAATAAAACCGTTTTAGCATTTTCATCACAATCATTTAAATAAATTAATATTTGTTTATGTTCATAATAATGATCATAGTGAATAGAACATTTTTTTACAGAATTATTGACTGTTAAATTTATTGCTGCTCTATATATCTCAGCTTTTTTTATTTTAAATTTAGAAAAAATATGAACAAAAACTCTTAAAAAATTTTCAATGTAAATTGATTTGTTTCTATTTTCATTAATTGCTGTTTCTTTTCTTTCTATAATACAATGTTCAAAGTAAAAATCTTTTTTAACAAATCTAGGTGTACTATTATTTTTAAACGTAAAAGAAATTTTTTCTTCAAGTATTAAATTATTAATTATTTTTAAATCATCTGGTTTTATTATACAATTTTTTTCTTTTATCATTTTAATTTATTCTTTCTAATTCAAATTTATTATTTAATGCTTTTTGATTGTAAGCGTTTACAATACCTTTTTTAAATTTTATTAAAGGCACGTACAAAGTATCGCCAGTAACATATTTACAATCTTTAGGTATACCAATTTTATATTCTTCTAAGTCCCAAGATAAATTAGGATGACATAAAAAATGAATAGGTTCTCCACAAAACCATGTAAGCTTTGCATTTTTATTTACATGATTATTTAACAATTCATAAATAAATTTATAAAGTCTAATATTAGTTTTATCTTTATATGTATCCGTAGGAGCATCATCAAAAAATATACAATCAAATTTACCTAGGTTTTTTAATTCTTTTTGCCAATAACCTTTAACAATATTAACTTTATGTTTTTGTTTTTTAGCCCACGTTTTAAGTTCTTTAATTAAAAAAGGCTCAATAATAGTGTGTGATGTTATATTGTATTTTTGTATTGCAGAAGCAGAATAACCTAAACCAAAACCTATTTCTAAAACATCTCCTTTAGGTTTTAATTTTTTAATTAAATGTTCCATGTATGGTTTTTCCCATGCCATCATAACTTGAAAAGGTTTACCCTCTAAAGATGGATCTATAATAATTTTTTTATTTACTAACATTTAAAACATTTTTAGGTATTGCCTGACAGTTCCAATGTATAAATCTAAATGGTTCATAACCTAAATCTACAATATATTGATGTGGCATATACGATGGAAAAAATATTATTGTTCCAGGTTCTACTTTATAAACAATTTGTGATGAAGCATACGTTACCTGAGTCTTATCTTTTTCTGGTAAAAGATTCATAAGATTTCCAGGTCTTGGATCTTCAAACATTGGCAAAGATGTTATTTCACTAGCTTTTAAAAAATAAAAACCAGATATGTGTCCATTCCAATGTGTGTGTAAAGTGTGATGACCACCACCACTTTTAGCAAATTCTTGTACCCATAATTCTGTAATAAATATTTGATGATTTGTTAAATCAAATCCCATTTCGTCTAATAAATTATGTGAAGTTGCTCCAACATAGTTTTGTAAATCTTCAAAGTTAGGATCACCAATTAATGATTTTGAATGAAACACATGACCCATATCTTTTTTATCACCATGTTTTTTATTTCTTTTTTTTATTGTTGGTTTTAAAATGTCTTGTGATTCTTTTATGTATTTATCAGATGCTTTATTTAATGAATCTACAAACGATGGTTCTTTAGCAAACCATATTGGACATTTAAAAAAATCTTCTCTTGTTAATTCTTTTGGATATTTAATGTTTTTTTTCTTTTTCATATTTCTACTTTATTTAAATGGCCATCCTAAATTCCAAATAACCAAACTTTTTCTTTCTCCACTTTTTACTGGGCATACTCTATGCCATACAAAAGAAGGAAATACAACTAAAGATCCTTTAGGTAATATTTCTTTACATTTAATTGGTTTTCTAGGTTTGTCTGGATCATTTTGTCTAAAATCAAATTCTAACTCTCCTCCTTTATATTCTTTTGGATCTGATAAAGTTACTGTTACAGATAGCTTTCTAATTTTTCCGTTAATAGGATCATCCTGTTCTTTTTGATAAGGTCTATCCCAACTATCACAATGCCAATCATAATATTGACCTTTAGTATATTTTGTAAATTGACAAGATTCACTAAAACTCCATTGAAAATTCCAACCAGCATTAGCATTTGCTCTATGAACATATGGTTGTATTTCTTTATAGATCCATCTATCACTCATCCAAACAATATTAGAATCTCTTTTTGTTTTTAGATCTTTAATTTGTTTTTGATTTAATTTTTTTTTACCATAACCACCAGTAACTGCCATTTGATCTTGTAAAGATTTTCCGTATCTTGCAATGTCATCACAAATCCTAGAAGGAATTGCTGATGGAAAGTACCAGTAATAATTTATTAAGTTCATATATCTTTATGAACTTGTTTTAACATCTGTTATGAAATTGTCAATGTTCCAGAAACTGTAAATGTAGCTAATTTATCTCCACCAGGGTGAGTGGATGTTGAATTTGTTCCAGGAGATACTGCTAAAGTAGCAGCACTAGGTGCTCTAACAATAACTATACCCGATCCACCTGAACCAGAACTTACATTACCACCTGGACCATTATCATTGGCAGCTCCACCACCTCCACCACCAGTGTTAGTAGTTCCATTAGTTCCAGCACTTGTTGAAGGAGCAGTATTTGATTTACCACCTGGACCACCACCGCCAGCTCCACCAGCTCCAGGAGAAGCAGGTGTTCCATCACCTTGAGCTGCTCCACCTCCACCACCAGCATAAGTTGTAGCAGGTCCTAAAATTGTATTTGGTGCACCTGCACCTCCAGCTCCACCACCACCAGAACTTGCATTACTTCCAGCTGCTGTAGCTCCACCACCTCCACCACCAGAAAAAACTCCTGGAACAGCTCCTTGACTAAATCCACCACCACCAGGGTTACCTTGTGGGGGATCTGTTGGGGGAGTGTTACCAGCATGACCTGGGGGACCACCAAAAGGACCTTTACCACCACCAGAACCACCAGCATTTCCTGTTCCGGCTGATCCTCCACCTGCTGATGTAATTGTTGCAAGTGTTGAATCATTACCATCACTTTGATTTGGACTACCTTCTCCACCAGCTCCACCACCTCCAACTGTAACAGTGTGATCTCCACCTGTTAAAAATAAACTATTTCCTTGTAATGGACTTGGGCCATAACCAGAAGCTCTATAACCTCCGGCACCACCGGCACCACCTGATCTGTTACCTCCAGCTCCACCACCACCAGAACCACCACCTGCTACTACTAAATAATCTACATTAAAACCAAACTCTGGCCATGTATCTTCTGTTCGTGCTTGAAATTGACTTTGCATTGACCACACACCACTTGCTGCATTTAATTCTTTTATGACTACGATTCCTGAGCCACCGGCACCGCCAGTTCCTGGAGTACCACCTCCGCCGCCTCCACCACCTGTGTTAGCACATCCTGCGGATCCACCACTTGTACCTCCTGCTCCTCCACCACCAGCACCACCAGAACCACCAGTTCCTGGAGATTTTTTTCCACCACCTCCACCACCTGCGTAAGTTACACAACTACCTGTAATATTATTTGCTACCCCAGCACCACCAGTACCAGCTGGTCCACTACAACCACCATCTGCACCTACTGCGCTAGCTCCACCACCTCCACCACCTGCGTCTCTTGATGCAGTTCCTGGAGATCCTCTACCACCATCATTTCCTTGATCTGGAGTTACATCCGGAGTATCTCCACTACCACCGGCACCTTGACATGGATTACTAAAAAAACCACCAGTTCCGCCACCACCTGAACCTCCATCACCACCTGTTGCAGGAGAAGTATTATTTCCACCTCTACCGCCACCCGCTGATGTTATTGATGCAAAAACTGAATTATTACCTGCAGACCCAACATTAGAACCTGGCCCTGGTGCTCCAGAACCTCCTGCTCCAACTGTCACTGCAACTGTTCCACAAGCGGCAATAGAACTACCTTGTAAAGGGGAAGGACCAAAACCAGAAGTTCTGTAACCTCCAGCACCTCCACCACCACCATTTGATACTCCTCCACCTCCTCCTCCAGCAACTACTAGATAATCAACTAGCCTTGTTCCTGTTTGTAATGAAAGACATCCTGAAGATGTTTTAGTTGTAGTAGTACATTTACCAAAAGAAGCATTATTTACTTTTCCAATTACTCCACCATTTTGTGAGCTCGATCTAGTACTTGGCATTTAAATGTCCTCCTATGCGGACACCCAAGCTGTGCCGTTCCAATTGTAAATTGTTGGTGTTTCCGCTGTATCGTTTGATTTAGTTGCTTGCCAACCTGTTGTGTTGTCAGCATTATAAGTATCTTCGTTCCAATAAATTCCATAGAAAAAACCTTCTTCTTCTACGATTGAAGGATATGTAATTGGTGCTTGCCAATCGTCATTATCATCTAATGACCATGATGCATATGGTTGTGCACCTAAAAATTTATCTTTTACAGGATCATAAATCATTCCGATTCCTGCGTATTGTTTTCTAAAATTTGAATTGTAAGAAGTTTGTTTCCAAGTTCCACCTTTAAAAAAATTAACACACCATGTTTCTCCATCAACGTGCATATCTGAAGGAACTACATCATTTCCTACAACAACTACTCTTTCAACAACTTGATGGGTATCAGAGGTAAATCCTGTTGGATCTGTTTTTGATTTTAATTCTGCAAAGTGTGCCATGTTATTACTCCTGTTATCTTATATATTTTACTTTAAACTTATTGTCAATATTCATTAATTAGTCCAATTACCAGCTTTTACATTTGCGTAAACACTAGCCATTGACCAAACACCAGGCGCTTTTGCTGGTATTGAATAAGCCTTCTCTTGAACAACTATCATACCAGAACCACCAAAACCAAAACTACTACCACCACCAGCTCCGCCACCACCAGTATTTACTGTTCCACTGTGTCCTGGTTGTGGTCCACAATATCCAGTAGTATTTGTTCCACCACCACCGTCACCACCAACAAGATTTTCAGGAGGGTTACCTCTGAAACCTCCGCCTCCTCCTCCGAGGAATGAACATTGTCCAACACAATTAGGCATCCAAGGTATAGTAGGACTTCCTTTTCCAACACCTCCAAATCCATTAGAAGTTGGTCCAGCGTTACCACCAGCACCACCGCCACCTCCTCCTACTTGAGGAAAAGTAGGTTGTGATCCACCACCTGGATTACCAAAACCTGAGCCTGGAAAACCTGATATGTCTCCTTGAGTTGCTGATCCTACTGGATTATTTCTTGAACCTGCTCCACCAGAACCACCTGGATTACCGTTTCTTCCAACAGGTCCTCCAGAACCTCCACCACCGCCACCACCAAGGGCAGTTACTGGATTAGTTCCATCTCCAAAAACTGAATTATTACCAGGTCCACAAGAACTGGGACCGCCTGCAGTTCCACCACCACCAATTGTAACTGGTGTTGCATCTGCTGCTAAAGGAAAACAAGCTATATAAACTAAACCACCTGCACCACCACCACCGCCTTCAGGTCCTCCTGCACCACCACCTGCAACTACTACAAGATCAACTGTGCTAGGTGCTGCTGCTGTTTTAGTATAAGTTCCTGATCCTGTTATTGAAACTGCGTTTGCTGCCGCACACACTGCTGGTGTAACTGCGTTCGGTGGTCCAATTATTCCGCCATTAGCCATAATCGGTTACCTCCTATGCGTCGTCTAATACTTCGTATGAAATAAATAAATCTAGGTCACCCGTAGCACTAGCTCCACCTTTAAGAATGTCACCTTCCATTAAATATATTGGTGTATCTGAAAGTACTAAAGTTGCGTCTGCTGGGACTGAAACTGTTTTTGCTAAATAAACTGTTGCGTCGGCACCTGTTGCAGTAATACCTGATGCGCCTGCAGTTGTTAAACCATCTATAAATAAATCTACATTTGCTGCTGATGATCCATCTACGTTTGCAACTGTAATTCTATTAATTTTTAATAATTTTTCTGCATCAACTGTTAATAGAGTTGCAGTTAAAGTGTTTGATAAATTGAAACCAAGGTTTCCACCTAAGATTGATGTTACATTTACTATATTTGGGTTTGCCATTTTTTAATCTCCTTCTTCCTTTTAACCGAATACGATTGCCATTGCAATAGCTTTTCCTACAGAAACTGCAGGCGCTTGCATAGTTGGGGCTGCTCCTGAGCCATTTGATGTTAATACAAAACCGCTAGTTCCTTCAGCAATTCCAGCAAAAGCACCAGCATTATTTACCTGTACTTGACCAGTTGATCCTGCAGCTGAAGTTGTACCAATTGATAAATCTTTAATATCTGGATTACTGCCATCATTTGCTGTAGCAAAAACTAATTTATCGCCTTTGTCTGTAGCAGAAAAAGTTACAGAATTTCCTGAACCAGTAGCATATTTAAATTGAACTGTATTTGCTCCAGATGTTGTGTTTCTTAACATGTAAAAAGTTTCTACATCATTTGGAATTGTAACAATTTGGTTTCCTGTAATAGTACCTGTAAACTCAATCATTCTAAATTGACCTGTTCCAGTTGTATTACCATCAACAATTGTTAAAGCTGTAGTTTGTGCTCCACCTGCAATTGATTTAGCAGAGTAACCACCTGTGTATTGTTCAATGATTGACCAGTTTGTATTAGTTTTTGTTCCCCACGTACCGGCGTTTTCGCCTGTAGCCATTAATTCTATACCAAGAGGTGTGTATGTTGAAGCCATTGTTTAATTCTCCTAATTATTGCATTTATATTGTTTATTTAGTTTTAAGTCAAACATAATTATTACGGTGTTTTTCTTGTATATCCTGTGCTTGTTTTAGCTGTGATCCTTGTGTATCCAGTACTCGTTTTAGGACTTAGTCTATGATAATATCTTAATATTAAATTATCATTTAAACTTGTAGTAGCTACTTGACCCTCTGGAAAAGCATTAGTTACTTGAACTGTTGTAACTGTTCCTAAACTTGTTGTACTACTTTGACCACTAGGAGTAGCTATAGTTTCAGGAGTAGCTGTTATACCTCCCAGTTGAGCTGCTATTACAGTTAAAGCACTTAAATTTACTATAGGGTTTGAACTAAAAGCTAAAGTTCCTAAATCTGTAGCAGCAGAAAGACCTGTTAATCCTATTACATCAGCCGGTGTTAATGACCCAACCGAAGAAGTTGCTGACTGACCTTGTAAACCTACTGAATGATCATCTACAGATAATAAACCAAAAGAAGATATTAAAGACTGACCAGGAAGAGTAACAGTAGTGTCAGTGAAAACTGCTGATAAAGAATTTAAAGTACTAGTTAAACTAAATCCAGATAAACCAACAACATCTTCTGCAACGACTGTACCTAAACTTGATGTTAAACTAAATCCAGTTAATGACTCTGTTGCACTTTCAATTGATCCCCAACCATTTTGGCCCCAAGAAAGTGTACCCCAACCAGGTCTTAATTCTACATCTACACTTCCAACACTTGTTGTTGCAGATAAACCAGTAAGTGAAACAATCGGTGTGTCACCCCAAGATTGAAAACCCCACGTGTCACGACCCCAACCTTGTACAATAAGATTAGTATCACCCCAATCAGCACGACCCCATGAAAAACGTCCCCATCCTTCAGAAGTTCCTGAATAAGTCAGGTCTCCTAAATTTGAAGTAGAAGAAAGACCCGTTACTGTAAGTGTAACGTCAGCCATTTTTTATTCCTATGCTATCTGAATGATTGCGTTTCCTGCTGTCTGTGCTGGAAATTGAATTGTAAAAGTTCCACTCGTAACAGTTTTGTTTGCACCAAAATTAATTGCACAAACTGCTTTGTTAGAATTA